GGACAACCGCTAGAAAATCCATTTGGTGGACAACCGCTAGAAAATCCATTTGGTGGACAACCACAATAATCACAAACTCAAAACCAGTCGATTTAACATTTAGTAAATGTTAAATTCAATAATGATCAGTTCAATTCATGTTATTTTATCTATTCCGGTTAGTGCATCAGCAACCTAATAAGAATCAAGAAGATTACGGCGTGCAAAATGACTCCCACTAACGATGGACCTCCATTACTTGTTACAGTATTTACTCCTATAACCTTTGTTACCTTATTTGTCAATCCAAAAACAAAAGGCAAGGCTAATATAAAGAAAATTATGGCTATTATTATAGCAATGAGCCATCTATCAAAATTGGTCACTCTCATCCCTTTCTCTTCCATATTTCTATCTATGATTATAACATGAGGATCAGGTTCCTTTTGGGATTGCAATACCGATTCTTTAGGCGTATCTATACTAAAGTCAAAGAAGCTGGCCATTTCCGTTTGAATCAGTTATTTTTACTTTATATTTTTACTTATTTTATTATATGTTTCAATTCTTAATTAGGCTAAAAAAAAATCAAATGTCATAAAAACCCATATCGTAAAAGTTCAGCGAAAGATCGAATCACGACAAGAGAAATGGAGACACTCGAAAAGCAAGATGTCTTTTTGCCAGAGGGAAAAACATACATAGTAGGTTTAACAGTAAAATCTGGCTCATCAGATCCATCTCTACAAATCTACTTCAATAGTATTACCGAAGCCATTATGTCTATGTTCCATCCTAGTATGCAAAAGTTTTTAGCTGCGAGTAAAGACAACATTGAATTTGATGATTCTCTTGAAATTTATCTTAATGTTTTCTTCGTAAAGGAACAAGTTATAGTAAAGAGACCTCAAAATATGGGCGCTAATGCTAGAGAAATGCAGGTAGAAAGACTTATTAATGATCCCAAAAATAGTATCTTCGCTGAGAGTAAAGCATTAGAAGCTGCTATTCAACATGATTGTCATTTGGAAGGAACACCATCATTTCTCATTAGCGTACCTGTCCATTTCGACTTGACAGCCATAAAAGAAAATTACTATAGAATATTACAAGCTAAAAATCCCAATACACAGGAATATAGAGTTATGGATGGCAATCTGCCTGTCTTTCTAGATGCAGTTAAGGATATTAATGGTAAATTAAATGGTTTAGTATTTTGCGATCTTAATTTATTGTTACATGTAGAGTCATATTTGTTAGATAAGACAGCCATAGTAGATATCATTAGACAGTATATGAATGAATATTATGGTATAGTCGGTGATACTTATGATCCATCAATGGCTAGTGCAAAAGGTTATATGACGATATCTCAAATAATAGCCTATACGAGAAGTGTATTACGAGAAAATAAAGACTTATATTTAACTAGAAGTCCTATTAAGGCTGTTCAAACTACAACAGGAATGGATTTGTCTCCAACATCCATAACACCAAGTTTATCAGCTGTAACCGCAAGATCGGGACCTATGGTGGGAGATTTTGGAGATCCTAATAAACCTATGTTTTCTAAGTCGGGAATGGCCATAGATACATTTAGAGGCGTACCGTATGACGCCCTGAGATTGATAGGAATAAATATGGATCTAGAAACTATCAACAGGACATGCAGAACGTCACAGACATTCAACCGTACGTTCTGCTCTTACGGTCCAAATAACGAAAACTTCGATAGAGTTGAGCAATTTTGGAGAGAGAAGGTAAGAAAAGATTATGGCGAATACAAAGAAAATGGAAGACTCACTTCCGGATGGGGTAATATAACTTGGTTAGAGTATTATAGACGTTTGGTTGGAGTTGGACTTAGCGAACGTATCGCCATGATCACTAGAGGTCTCACTACATTACAATTGCTTCAACTGGCCTGCTTACTAGATACAATCAAGATTGTTAGATATAACGATAATGGATCTCAAGAAATAATGAAATTGCTCACTGACGTACCCTATGAGATTACACCGGCTAGAGGTATGCGAGCGGCTCGAATCGCTCATACTGGACTAACACCTATTATACCATTATTGGATCGAGTAGGTGGAAGAACAAAAATCTCCCTAGATAATTATTTGAAAGGAACCCAGACCGCCGCTCAAACAAATACGCCTGTGATGTTTTTGCTTCGTGCTGCTTTAATGGGACATGGGCACGATACTGGATCAATTAATTTTTCAGAACAGAAAACAGATAAACCGTACAGTGCTGTTACTCAAGTAGGGTTGACAATAGAGGAGAGACGTAGTCAAATCATAGATTTTCTACGTCCGTATGTGGAACTATTGAACAATAGTGATTATCTTATTTTTGCTCCTCTAAAATCCGTTCAATATATTCTTGCGCAATTGCTAACAGGAAATCACGCGATGCTAGAATATCTATTAAATGATCTTGTTGAAGATCAAACCAAACAAATAAGTAGTGTGACTGGATTTGATCTAAGAGGGGCTCCCCCGTCAAATGTACCTATTTATGCCTTAAACGATAGATCTAGACTTGTAGTCAAGAGAATTCTTGTCAAGTTGTTTAATGTTAGTAATCCAAATAAAGAACCAGATCAAACCTAACCTAAATACGCAATGTATATACAACAAGTTCAAAATGCCAATCCATTTGGCGTTCCTCCACAATAATCCAACATCAAACGATTTAACACTTATGTAAGTGTTAAAATATTTTTTTATGTGAAGTAAATATAGCGAATTACAACAAATCATGCTTAGAATTCATTCCTTGTGAGCCGAAATTATAGAGACCGCAGGCTTCTTCGTTTCCAAATTCGCATACATCAGACTTAGGACACATTTCTATATTATTGACGATACTAATTTTACTGTATTCGGATTTGCTTATGAAATCTTCGAAAAATACACTCATCTTTTCTAATTCTGGCGAACTAGCAAGTGTCCTTTTAGCTCCTATAACTTCACCAATTTCGTTTATACTTTTCTCAGTATGATTAGTTATAATTTTGACATATTCTTTCATGAAAGATTTGTTGTCATCAACTCTAAGAATTCTTGCCAACTCCAAAATCCACTCATATAAAAATTTACCAACAATATAGGATCTAAGCTTCTTTATTTTATCTATATTTTCCGTATCGCTATTAGCATTCTGACCTCCATTATCCTTATTAGAAATATAATCTATATATTTGGCTATTCTATAATCTTCCATTTCCAAGAACACAATAATGTATATGTTAGTCAGAGAATACTTGATAATGTTTAGTACATAATCGGTTGTTGTGTTATTCTTAGCAGAGTTTATTTTGTCGAATTTGTTTAGCTTGCAATCGGCTAATATATCTTTAACAGTGTCGACATCTTTACTGAATTCCATGTTATTGTAAATCAAATTCATCATATCTTTGTATTTAGATGTAATCTCATTGCTGTATTCATTACATAAGGCTTCCAAGCCTTTTCTAGATATTTCTCTCATCATATTGTAGTAATATGAGTCATAATCTATAGCTTCCATATTTATTAATTCTTTGATTTTTACTGGATCGCCATTAGAACTCCCAGTATTAATATCTAAAGCTGTAGGGCTTAATACGCCACTCCTTATCAATTTAGCCATAAAATAATTTCTAAGCGTAGCCATTAATCTAAGCTCCTTGTTTCTGTCTTCAAATACAAAATTCTGATATATTCTAGATGCGGATCTGTTTCTCACAGTGGTATAATAAAAATCGTATTGGTGAGATTTCCAGATATCGAGAATTGTCTTTAAATCAGTCGGATTGTATCTACAAGAATGATCTATTAAAAAGTGATTATTTACTGAGTCGTAAATCCCCCAAATCATAAGTTTCTTCGTGCCGATACTGTAGGCATAAAAATACAAATTAGGAGATTTATTTACAATATCTTGTACTCTAATAAATATAGTAAAGGGATCATCTAAACCACTTTTCAATGATACATAAAGATCCAGACTATCGAGTTCTTTAGTTGCCGACTCCTTCTTTGATGTTTCTCCATTTAATGTATCTTTGTCGCTTCTCTTAGCGTATTCTTGTATTTGAAACTGCATTTTAATCCGGCAGGCAGAAAATCTGGATCGGTATTTCTTTTATAACTTGTTTTATTATCTTGACATATATTTAGAGTGGATACCGAATTATTCACTGATATTTACTACCAACTCTCTTAGCTAAAAATCAAAAGATATTTAAGGCAACAATCTATCTCCGAAATAAAATATTCCGCCGAATAATATCTAGAGCGGATACCGAACTATTCACTGATATTTACTACCAACTCTCTTAGCTAAAAATCAAAAGATATTTAAGGCGGCAATCTATTTCCGAAATAAAATATTCCGCCGAACACCAAAATAAAATCAAAAATACAGGGTGGTGGCGATAAAGGTAATGTTTAAAATTGGAATTAGATTCTGGTATTAGATGAAATATTTACTACTGGTTGGTTCGTTGAAATCAAAAGATATTTAAGGCAACAATCTATTTCCGAAATAAAATATTCCGCCGAACAACAAAATAAAATCCGAAACAATAAAAGTTTCACATATCAAAACAAGATACAAATTTTTAGATAAAAAGACGTAATCGTAAAATACTAGATAGATCAGGAAAATCAGATAGATACGAAAACTTATGGACTCTCAGGACTTTACGAGGAAAAGAAAAGATCCGAAGAAAACCTTTTGGGTAGAGAATCCGTCATGTCTTCTGAGCAATTGGGTATTTGTCCCTAGGGAAGATATGACTTTAGCAGAAAAGATGAATGCTTTAACTAGACTTATAGTCATCATTTTCATAATAATGTTAATCATGAAGTCCAAGCATGCATTATTGTTTCTTATAGTAGCGTTGGTTTTGATTATTCTATTTTATTATTCTAACAAACGTATGTTGGATAGATTGAAGGAAGAAGCGCGTGGAGAACTCATTCGTCATCCCGATTATAGAAGTTCGGATGAGGAGAATAGCGATGTTCAATCCGATGAAGAACAAGATTCTAGAGATGAAGTGGTTGGATTTGGTAGTTTTCAACGATTCAAAGTTAGAGCAGGTAACGGCAATGATTCAGAAGATGATGAAGGAGAATATCAAAACGAGGATGATGAAGACGTTGAAGTGAGAGGTCCACACGTTAGAAATCCCAAAAAGAAGAATCCAAGACGTCCCTATCCGCCAACAGTTCCATCTACTATGGAAGTAAAGGCTCAAAATTATGGAAAAGTTTTCAATACCGATCCTCAATATGAAAAGTTCGCCTATAGATTCCAAAATAATCCAAATCCTAACAATCAGCTGCCTATCCAACCTCCTTGTCCTCCAAGTCAAGAGTGTCCTCCAGTTCAACCGCCTATTCAACCTCCTCCGGTACAACCGCCAGTAAAGAAAAAGTATGGGCCGAAGCAAGACAATGAAGAAGATGTTTATAGATGTTCCACTAGCGGAAACACGAAAAGTAAAGGTCCAAAATTTCAATATGTGCAACCCCAATCCGTAAATGATCAGCCTCGGCAGAGCGATAGATATTCTCCACCTCGCCAAGAACAACCAATACAACAACCGCAAACATTAAAAGAGAAACTACAAGACGGTATCTACAAGAGAAACGGGGAAATCATTGGACTTACTGAAGATGAATTAGCTATGATCGAAGAGGCAAGAAAAACAGGACGCATAAATCGCCAAATGGCAGCCAACGAAGAAATAGCTAGACAAGAAGCTATGGAGCAAGATAGAATAGCCAACGAACATGATAGAATAATACAAGAGCAAAATAGAGTAATAAGACAGCAACAAAGAGAACAAGATAAAATAGCCAGAATGGAAGAAATAGCTCGTCAAGAAGAAATCATAAGGCAAGCAGAAGAAGCTAGACAAGCAATTTTGAAGGAAGAAATGCTGCAAAAACATAGAGATCACGCTCGTCAGCAAATAAATAAGAATCCTCAAACAGCTGAAGTTCTGATCAAAAGAGGCCAAAGAACCGTTACCAGAGAGAAAATAGAAGAAGACAGAAAAGTTAATAAGATGAAATCATTTCAAGGGGGACCACGAGTCAACTACAAAGATTATGCCAATAGAATTCCAGTAACTAAATTTCAAGGATACAAAACGCAGAATTTCAACGACACCCAAGCTGCAAACAAATATTATGTTAACGCGGCAGATGAAGACGATGAGATTGCGGACGAAGTGGAATCCGGCGAGGATATTGATGATGGATCTGACGAAGAATTAATTCAAGACAATCAACCGATGGTATCTGTTACTTCTGAAAACCAATTAACCGACAATAAGCCAGAAGATAACAAACCTAAAAGATTCTTTCCAAGCAATTATAATCCTATGTCTGGAAGTGAAATTCTTGTTAATAACGTTATGAGAACGAAGTCTGGAGGAAAATCTAAGGTTGAGGCAAAAGCTGAGGTGCCTGTATCTGAAACTAGATCTGGTGCTGGAAAAGCTAGATATTTACCAAGCACACAAAGAAAGCCAGTTCCTAAGTGGGGAAATCAAGATCCCACAAGACCTAAATCATCTGATTATATGTTTCAACAAGCAGCAAGACTTTCTACCATATTGAAAGTCAAACAAAGAGACAGAACCGATAGACAATCTCAAATCAACTCTATGATCTAAAAATGGTGAATGTATCAAAATTTTCTTATCATATGATAAGAAAATAGCCTAATTTTCAAGTGTATGTTGGTTACCGAAAACTACAAAAAGAAAGTGTCGGAAAGAAAAGATTGAAACTTATTTTCTTGGGTTATCCCAAGCGTGGAAATAAGCTCCAACACAATAATCGGCTAAAATTTACCAGTACAAAGATCAGACTTTATTTTGTATGTAAACCACTGAAAACTACAAAAAGAAAGTGTCGGAAAAGAAAATATCGCAAATCAAAAGAAAAAGAAATTTTCTAACAAAAAAGAGTTCGTCGTGAAACTCAAAATACAAATACAAATTCGCAAACCCGGAAAGTCGTAGTTAGAAAAACTCGATTTTACCATCATCAAACATGAGAGCCGCAAAGCAGAAGAAGTCTGATGACATCACCGTACGAGCGCAAAGAATGGCAACCAACAGGTTCAACCAGGCTGCTAACAATTACAATGACATTACGGGAAACAGCACTCTCGAATCTATCGAAGCTAACAGGAGACAATTGAAGAATGCGGCAGTTGCCAATAGCGTTTTGGGACGCCAAGGCAAGAGTATTTTGAATGCCCCTGAGCCTGAGGTTAGGGCTCCCGTCAGAAAGACTCAAGTTTTTGTTCCTCGTGATGCCGATTCTAGCAAGCAAATCGTGAGTAAACGTCGAGTTCAGAAGCATATTGAAGCAGCAGATTCCATTCCTCCGGCTCAGAGACGTGCCATGCAAGAGCAAGTGCAAACTCGCCGCGATTCAGCTCCTCGTTTTCTGCCTCAGAACAGCTCTGCCCCTCAGCAAAAGTATGTTTCTAACCAGCAACAGCAGCAATTTACCGTGCAGCGCCAGGTCGACAATCGTCCATCCTTCAATCGCACTGAAGTTCAGGCAGCACAACAGCAACCTCAGCAACGATACATCTCAGCACACGGCATTACTCACAATCCCGTCGAAGAGAATCGTCGTCGCAAAAAGCTGGAGGCCAAGATCCGCGACCTCGCCCGCAACAGCAACCCTAACTAAACAAGTTAGATATCAAAATCATCATAACACTCGCATGGGTGTTATGTTATTTCCCTTTTCTTCATATTTTTTATTCAGCAATTTTAATGAAATTATTACACAATTCATATGCATATAATATTTCCTCCTACTTTACAAGGCTAACATAATCTTCGTACAACTCATATGCATATAATATTTCCTCCTACTTTACAAGGCTAACATAATCATTACACAATTCATACCTTAAAATATAGTCATTCTCTAAGCTTATTTTAATAACAGTATCTTTACTGCAATGAACTACGATATAATTTTCTCCTCTGTATCTAATCGTCTTGGACCCGAATGCTAATTCCATCTTGTACACAATATTGGTTGTTAGATTTTCCACATATACATAATAGTCTGAATCTTTTTGTGTGGATTCTGGTTTGGAATCCATCCGGATTTTTGCTTCGGAGTTTTTTCTTATGATTTCCGAGAAGATATTTTTCCTTTTTATTGTGTCAGACTTTTGGAATCATAGGAGTCATTTCATTTTTCTCTGAGTGTTTTTCTATTGGTATATCATCAGTTGGATATATGTTTGGGATCAAAAGAAAAGTAGCTGGTAATAATATAGCGACAGTTAAAATGATATGAGTTGCTAATATTAATATCCATAAGTTGTTGAAATCACAATTTTCGCCACTAGTTATTATTCCAAACCAATCTGTCATATAAGTTCCAAATACACTCGAAAATGCTGAGGCGATAATAGATATTCCGGCTATATAGCCATAAATAGTTGCTTCTGATCCTTTAGGGCAAGTCTTACTTATTAATGTTAATAAAGGAATATATGCTAACATATCTATGAGACTAAATATCATTGTCGATCCTATCATATAAAATATTTTGTCCGGAATACCTACGACTAAATTGAATCTAGTTACTATTATTATATCCATGAGTCCTGCTAAACTATAAGCAATCGAAGTTACCATCAGCGATGTTCTAAATTTCCATTTGCTCAAGGCTATTTCATAAATTATAGTTCCAACGAAACTAAATAATGAAGCTATTATTCCAGTATACATAATATAATAATTATAGCTGAAATTAGGTCCACTAGGATTACAAATGATATCTGATGTATAAAAATAATCCATAGCTCCATTAATATTTAGATATGCTATATAAGTCAATGTACGATATATTATAGTATAAGAAACTATCTTAGGAAAAGCAAATAAGCCACCTATTATTAATAATATAAGTAATAAAGTTATCATTATTATGCTTACTAAATTACCGAAGAACATCATAGATAATCCTATAAATATGGCACCTACAGATGTCGTTATAGGTAATATTATTTGTAATTTGCTAACATTTATGTTAGCCATTTCTACGCGTTGAAAACAATAAGGTTGTCTCTTTTCTGGGAACCATTCAAATATAATAAATACCAATGGAGGTATAGATAACAATAATATTATGATAAATATTGGTGTAAATTCTCCAGCCTGTGTTAAGTTGCCAACTATAATGACGCCTACCATCACTCCTAATTGATCCAACGCATTTACAAAACTCTGTATTACAGTTCCTGTCTTGGGATTATCTCGTATTATTTCAGTATATTTGCTTTCTGCCATTAGATCGTTCGTTGATATCTCTAAATGAATTAGAAAAAATCCTATTATTACAGCTACTGGAGACATTTCAAATGCGATACCGCTGCCGACGAGTCCTATTATTGTACATATAAACATCCAATATTTCTTATGATAGTAAAAAATAACAAATTTGTCGGATAATAAACCTATTATTGGATTGAACGCCCAACTTAAAGTTGCTGTTGCTGCTAAAACTTGATAAGTAGATGAATCTATGCCATAAGATCTAAATAATGGCAACAAAACATAAGTTAAAATACCATAATAAACACCTTTGCCTAAAAACTGGGTGGCAAATAAAATCGCTATAAATTTCCATCCTAATACGACATACCATTTCTTTTCTATTTGCTCTGGTATTATGTTTGACTGCATTTTTCGTATATTTCTTTTTTATGATTTGGATTTATCCTTATAGATAAATTCACGGGGTTTTTGGTCGGATTTTTTTAATTAGTCTAACCTGTTTTTTGATTTATAACGTAGTTTTTGTTTAGCCCAATTCGCCTCTGCCGGCTTTTTCTATGAAGATAGACATTACTTTTTCTATGGCTTCTTCCTCTGATTTAGGTGATCTAGCTCTTCCTCCTGATTTCCATATGCCTTCGATTTTGACTCTCAATTGGACGACAAACATATTAAAAAGTTTTAGTCTGCGAATAGATATGCTTTGATAAATGTCTTCTTTGTCCTTCAGAACTTTCTTCGTTTCAGCCAGAAGTTTAGCATTTCCCCCTAGGATTTTGTCCAATCTAGCAGTTTCGAGACCGTTGAATGTTATTTCTCCTTGTACTAACTCAGGAAAATTGACGTCTAAGTATTTTAATGCAGCAATTGCCGCATTCTCTTTAGCTATGGCCAAAGTAGGCCCTTCACCTTCTCCTATTTTCTTGTTCCTAAATCTAGCTGGAAAATTATCAGTTGATGGACCCACCAATTCTGCAGTCGCCTTTCCTCTCAATCCTGCTTCTTTTATTCCTTTTCCATCTCCGCTAGTCTTGTAAAATGGCGTTTTCCATCCGTTAAAACTCCAGACTTCATTTATTTGGGATCGGGCATCGACATACATCGATGCATTTCTTGGATCTATTTTATCTCTAGTGTAAGTGTTATAAACAACATAAATCCAACGCTTGGCAAGAACATATCCCATATCTTTTACCAAAAATTCATCAGCAGCTAGTACGATAGCAGCAATAAATGCCTCAAATACATCTTCTTTGATATTTGGGGTCAAATATAATCCCTCCTCCTGTGCCGGTCTAACCCATTTAGAAAATCCCAATAAATCACATAATTCACTAAGATAGTCAGTTCCGGTAAGTCTAATTTCCATGACTGAGTAAGGCTGAGGAACCGTGACTTCATTTCCAATTATGTCATATAACCACATTTGAAAAGATGATGCAAGAACTCGATCGCCAATCTTTTCTAATACTTCGTAATCAAATTTTCCTTGTTTAGCCGCGCGATTCATATAGAATGTTTTGTGAGTAAATGCTCTTCGAAAGTATTTGTCAAGTGGAATATCAGAAACGAGCAATCTCGCGTATTCTTCCGACATTGCCGGAGAAATTATTCTATACACAAAATCTCGAAAAGTCTCTTCCATTTTGCTTAAATTTTAATCGAAGCAGACAATTCTATCGGAATTGTCTATGTAAGATGGCAACTTCAAAAAGTTGCAAGCGTTTTATTTTGATATTTTAATTTTAAAATATCATTTTTTAATTTATTTCGATCGATTCCACAGAGATTTGAATGGTACCTCAGGTTTTCAGTTTACCATCCCTTCGTATGGTCTTTCGATGTTTTCGTAAAGAAATTCTCTATACTACCCATTAAGGAGTTATAAATGATTTGGCTGACATTTTGTCTTTTTAGTTTACCATCCCTTCGTAAAGAAATTCTCTACACTACCCATTAATTTATCAGTCTCGGGTTTTTTAATTTATTTAGTTGAGTTATAAATGATTTGGCTAACATTTTGTCTTTTCAGTTTACCATCCCTTCGTATGGTCTTTCGATGTTTTCGTAAAGAAATTCTCTATACCAATCAAGCTGAGGCATATTATAGAGATCGTCTGATTCTTCATCTTGCCTGTAGGCATCAACCATTTTGTAGGCTGCACTTTCTATTTCTTGCATGTTATGATCTATGAAATCTTGACCGAGATCGTTTAGTTCTTCTTTCATGGCAGTTACAGTTTTGAGTATTAAAATTCTCCATCCGATAGGTGTATAGAAAAATCGGGTCGCATAATCAAAACCAGTTTTATTTACTATATCTAGAGTATTCTCAAATTCAGTGTTGTATACATAAATAAAAGTGTCTATTTCCAACTGGGTAAAATGTGCTAATGAATCAGGTTTGTTCCAAGCATTTCTACTTTCTTTGAATATCTTGGCAATATAAGATCTCAATTCTCTCTGGTCCGCATCCATCTTCGCAGACGACTGGTCTTTTCTTTTGTGCTAAAATTTTATTTAAATCATTTTCCGACGAGAGAGTACGGATACAATAAAAATTATGGCCATAACGTCTGAAAACCAAGTTTTGAATTTTATCACGTAGGAAATTAAAAATCTAAAGGGAATCCCATATATTATCATGGGAAACGCTCAAGCTAGCGACCGGGGTGAAACCCCAGATATCTATACTAGAGTTAAACCATATCCTAACGTCATATCTGAGAGAAATGTAAAGCAAGAAGATAATAACCAGATAGACAATAGCAACGGAGATAGAAAACAGAAACAATACAAAAGAAAAATATTGATTCTCGTAGAGGGTAATATCTCTTCTGGTAAATCGACATTGGTCAAAGAACTTAGACGTAGAAACTACAAGGTATATGAAGAGGCAGTCGATAGATTAACTGGTGAATATGTTGATTCTAGCGGTCGTAATATTCTCGATTTGTTTTATTCAAATATGAAAGAACATGCATTTAAACTGCAAGTTGCATCACTATCCATGAGATGGACTATAGTTAAAGAGGCATTAAAATATTTGTTAGCTGATGCCAAGATTAAAACAGATGATGATATCAGGATGACAAATGCTACACATCCTGATATCGTATTTATTGAAAGATCTGTTTACACAGATGTGAATTCTTTTGCTTTGAATTTATTTGAACAAGGATTTATTGACCCATTGGAGTGGAAAATTTACTTGGATTTACTTTGTGGGCATTTAGATGATACCAAATCTCACTTTGAAGGAGTAGAATGTCATTATATTTATCTCAAGACAGACGCTAACGAATGTTTCAGACGAAAAATAGAGAGAGGTCGGGTAGAAGAAAACACAGTGCCGTTGGAATATTTTCAAACTCTAGAGATCAAAAATGATATCTGGTTATTGAATCAATCTGGCGCAGAAGAAGTTGATAATAAACCTGAAAAGATAGAAAAACCAATGCAAACACACTCCGAAATCGAACTTAATAGACATATCAATGAGTCTAGGATGGCACTGAAAAGATCATTTAATAGGCATGTGCCTATCGTAGTAGATGGAAACAAAAGCCAGATGGAAGTATTAGACTCCGTACTGAAGATAAGTTTTGATTTATTAGTCGGAATGCGTGTAGAAAATGATAACGATGTTGTAATAAAAGAATATGCCAAATCGGAATGACAAACTCTAAATAAATGTAGGGTAAATACAAATAACAGTAAAAATTGTTATTTGGGACGTGCGTGATCAAAAAAAAAAAGGGGGTGGATGTGTGGTGCCCAGAAACAAATTAAAAACAAAAACATAAGGGAGATAAATAACAGTAAAAATTGTTATTTAAGACGTACGTGATCTAAAACAAAAGAGATCAGCAGATAAAAATAACAGATACGATATAAATAAGATACTACTAGCGAAAGATAAATAATGGATGAATATGATTATGACAGTTCGAACGATATCGAATCAGATGAAGATCCAGAGCTGATAAACAACGAACAGGATGCTGGTGATATAGATATAAATGAAATCAATAAGATGGGAACAAATTATATCGATTCAGAAATAGCCATGGTAGATTCTTTGAACTCAGAACAATGTAAACAATTAAATATACTATTTGACAGACCTATACGATCGGAAACAATATTCGTGTTAAAGTCAATGTTAAATTCGGCTAACATATCAGAAGTGAATGGAATACTTCAATTGTTCATAAAGTGCTTGTCGCGAATGAACAAATCGGCAAATACCAAATCTCCAGAGATACTAGCATCCCTAGGAATATATCTTTCAATAATACTTAGACATGATCCAGATTTGAATTTATATGTGGACGGAGAGCATTTCTTGTTAACTGGTTTGAAATGCTATTTGCCATATATGAACATGTATATAACATTTTTTCTGATGGCTACAATAATAAAGCATGTAAACTTGGAAGTACCATGTATTCAACCAGAAAACTACATATATAATAATCGCAGGATTAATTCGCCACCTAAGTTAATGAAAAAGAATTCGCCAAGTTCAAATTCGACAACTCCAGACAATAGTCCAATCGTGCCTGGAGAATCAGATTTGCTTAGATCTGAAGTCAATAAGTTAAGACATACCGTCGGCGCCCAAGTTGATTATAATAGTCTTGTGAACACCATACATTCTTATCCACCAACACAACAAAATCAATCACAACAAGATTCTACCAGACAATTATCTCCAGAAAGATTAGGCCGTACGCAATCTATAAGATCAGAATCCATCATAGATAAATTGATATCCATCTGTTCTGTAACTTCGCCTGAAAGACGAGTCTTGTTTGAATTGAAACGAATTTATGCATCTCCAGCCACGTTCTTCCTTGCTAAATTGGGATTGAAAGAGCAAAAACAAGAACTAGCATTATTTTTGGACATGCCGGAATTATTGAACAATCCTTTAGGAGAAGAAGATATACAAAAAGCCATATTTATGCATAGTAATAAAGTATTAAATACTGTTACGATATTTAGACCCCACCATTTTAACAGATCGATAGAATGTTTGAATTATTCTATGGCTAAGAAGACATCTCATATGTCTGATTGGGTATTGAATAAAACATTGGATGATTTTACATATATATGCAAAGAACTTAAACATGCCATATGTTTAGAGTTATTGTTATTGGTTGTTAAGAAAAATATCATATTATGTTCACATCATATCAAAAGAATACCAGAATCGTGGAGAGAAAGAGTCCTTAAAGTATATACCACGCCCAGATGGAAATCTGCGCTCCAAGATTTCCAATGTTATTTGTCTCAGGAAACAGCGAAAGTTCAAAATACAGATGATGATATGGTGGATATCAAAAAGGGATTATGTAATGGGAATATTCCAGTTATAGCCACTTTCGAATACTACAGATTAAATTTGTGTCTAGGCGAAGACTATGGTTTGCTTATACATTATCTCGAGAAATTAGAAGAAAGATTGAAAGATCCACATGCGTTTGCCTCGTTCATTGAAACAACAAAAACTATGAACAAGTCTTATTATTTGTTGCAAGTATCAAATTATATAGACGTATTTGCTAAAAATAAAGTGGTATTTGCAAATGCTGAAGATTTGGTAGGTCAAGATATTTTTGAGTTATCGAGAAATTTTGTTGTACCGTGTCGCGAGTCGCCAAAACATACTCAGCCAAACATAGTTGTCCAAAGAAACATGGATCAAAGAGAGCATGGAGACAAGATATTTTTACTGGATTTTAGTTCATTTAAGAATTTAGTGGAGTCTAGAATTAATCCCTATAATAGAAATGCTCTATCCGAAACCGTATTTGAGGAAATAATGTCCATGTTTCAATTCTACAACACCTTAGGTTTATCAAATGAATGTATTACCATTTCTGAATTTGCGAAAGAGCTGTTGAAAGGAAGAGATGTAGCAACGCCGTGTCATTGCAGAAAAGATTACATGACAAAATTAATAAGAGTATTGAGACATTATAACGTAAAAGAGGAATCATTTGAATACATAATATTAAAAGATATTTGTTTTAAGTTCTCATTGATGTCTATGGAATTCCAGGCTAAAGATATACCAGAACTATGTATGAAATTATATACCGGTATAAAGAAAGCCAAAGATTCCGAGAGCGAAAAACTAAAGAGAATAATAGCATCGGCAATTCTAATATATAGTAAATATCAAGGGTCAGCATTTATAGTTAACATGTAACCGTAGAAAAACATGAGTAATTCTAATATATAGTAAATATCAGGGGTCAGCGTTTATAGTTAATACGTTCTAACTATGAAAGAAATATATTACCAATTATGGTAATATAATAAAATATTATTTAGAGCCTCAAGCCTTGAAATTTGGCTATGGTGGGCGCTAAAGAATCGAGGAGAGATGTTACGTCGATAGCAGCTCCAAATTGTTTCTTCTGTGGAGCATAAGCAGTAACCATGGGTTTTGCGGTGTTTGTAGTGTAAGAGTCTACGTTTGGGCACATGATTTGGTGAGTTAGAGAATCAGAATTAGACGAAATATTCGTTGTAGAAGGGAACAAAACAATAGAGTTTGTCATTGGAATAAGAGGAATAGCTCCCCAATAGTTATCTTTGACATTATATTCTGCATTAATTCCTGCATTTCCTAGAGCATCAAAGATGGCGTAGGGATAATTGACAAAATTATTACGAGAGGCATTTATTTTGATGCCTCCATGTACGCTTGTTGCTACTCCATAACCAAAGAAGTCTAAAGCAAAAAGACCAGCATTCATTCCAGTATTTTGTCCGGCACCATTAAAGCAGTTATTTTTGACGTCAATAATTAATGATTTCCACTTGCTCACACCAATTCCAATTCCGGAGCTCATATGAGGAATAATACCGACTCCACCAAAGATATTTCCACCAGTAAGGTTGTTATTTTTCACTGTGACGTGGGTATGCATGGCTCCAGTGATGTTAGTGATATAATCCTCTTCAGAAATCGCTGTATATAAACTAGCTAAGCATTGAGCGACATTTCCAGTTATAGATAATTTGTCTCTTGCTATTCCCTTAGAATAAGAAACAAATCCTAGAGCAATATTTGTAATAGTATTGTTGCTAAAATCAGAAGTCATCAATCCATTGCAATTGTTTGTAATTATAGCTGCCATAAAATCCGTAGCATTCTCATTAGGTGCTGTAAAACTAGAATCTGTAACAATGATATTCATAATGGATTTCTTATTGCTTATATTTACCGTTGGATGGGTCCCAGCGTAAATCCACGCTGTTCCAGATACGGCTGAATCTTGAAAAATATTAGAAATGCAACACTTGTCTACAATTATGCTAGTTTCTCCTCCGTTGTCCGATTCAGCAAAAATGGCATGCTTAGCGAAATTTTCTCCACCTGTGCTGACTCCATCTGAGGGGAAATCCTCGAATTTGCTATTTGCAATATAAACTTCATGCTTAGCTGTTGGAGAAGTAACGAGTACTGATATCCCCTTGATAGAAGCATTGACAAGATTTCTGCTAGGAAAAACATTGACAAGATTTCTAAAGTCCGTGCGACTAACGGTGACTTTGCGAAATGCATTGCCATAAACAACCTCCAGAAAACCATCTCCGGTATGATTATCATGGATAGAAACATTGCATAATGTAGTTTTTCCTGAGTTTTGACATTGTCCATGAATACCGGCAATTGGAATGCTACTGACTTCTTGGTCTTGTCCTTGAAGGTCTACAATAATTTCTCCTTGGTTATAGTCGTGGATATCACAATCTACAACATTTACATCATCAGCATCGCTAAATTCAATCGCTGACGCCCAGACGTTGGTAAATTCTAGATTTATAATAGAAGTATCTCCACCAGAAACCACAATAACATTTCCTCCATTTGAACTGGATCCACTATTAATAAGTAGAGGTTTAGCTGGACCATCGTCGTCACCGACGATTGTAGTATTCGGTCTCAAAGTAATTCCGCCATCAAGAGTCGTAGCAGAATAGAGAACAACTAAAGTATTCCATGTAGTATCGGCTTCTGCCTGAGACAAAGTATTGTAAGGTTTTGTTTTAGTTCCTATACCCCCAGATGCAGCACCTCCTTGAACATAAGCTTTTGGTTTAGGATGATCTATATCTCCACATTTTCCACGATTCGGTCTGGAAGATGATCTACTTTGGACATATGTTTGAGTTATAAGCTGTGGTTGATTTACTATTTGATTGTCGTCAATTGCTTGACATACTAATTGAGATATGCTTCCATCTGGCTTTGGAGTTCCGCTGCAGACAAATGTCCGATTGCTAGCAGAAGAATTTTTCGCCAAAAATCGCCTCTGCATTTTTGTGTGGCTTTTATTTCCAAAATTTTGCTCGAATGTTGCAGAAAAACTATCCAAACACAAAAAATAAAGAAAATTTATATGAATATAAGTTCATATAAATACCCGTAATACGGTATTTAATTTTAAGCTCAAATATTACTGAAAGGAATCGCAATATAATATGAAATCATCGAATTTACTAACATATCCTTCTTCTGTTCTCCAGGAACTAAAATATCTATCAAAATGTACATGATAATTAAGTAACCATTCGTCAGAGACATCTGCATGAAAATAAGTGAGCAATCTGATACAATGATCATTGATACTTTGCATATTATCTCGATTTGCTTGAAAGAGATCCTTTGTTGTTTGGATATCTGCTTTTGCTTTATTTATATGTTCCTTCCAAGCTAATATATTTTCTTTATGTTGTTCTCTATTCTCGCCTGTTTGTTCAGCAGCAGCCCTGTCAATATATTCAAATATGGTTTCTTCAATTGGAACATGATCATCTAGATCTTTATCAAATCTTTGCATATAATATATGCGATAAACTTCACCAATATTTTCTATCGCCTGTTCTTTCTTATTTTCATACGCTTCGACAATGTTATTGATGATATAGGCTTCGTTTGTCTCTATCCAACAGAATCCTAAGAATTTGAAGAAGTCGTAGATCCAATTTGATTCATTTGGATATCTACCCACTTCCGTAAAATCTTCGCCGATATCTCCGTTTAGAAAGCTAATATGAGATGCCTCGAAATCTATAATAACCGGCATTAATTCTTCTCCAACGGTAGATATTATAAGATTAGATAAATGAAAATCATAATGTGTATAATTACATAAATCTAAGGCTACTTTATAATTATGTACAAGTTTTGACATGACATTCTTAAACTGTAATAGTGATGCGGTTTTGATAAATTTCTTCATAGTAGGTCCACTAATCTTTTCAAGATACAAATATATGCATGGTTGCTGCTGTAATTGTGTGTCCAAAATGGGGATTTTACAATTCGGATCTTCGTAGTAACCGATCGTCCTTACGAATCCGGGATTATTTAACTTATTTATTTCTAATCCTATAATGATTTCTCTCTGAAAACTATCAATAT